AAGCGCTGATCCGAGGTTAATTGATGAAATACACAACGCAGGGTTCAATATTCATCCTGTTGAGAAAGGGCAAGGAAGCGTAAAGGCTGGTATCGATAAGATGAAAAGTATGAAGTTATGTGTAACAGCATCTTCAATCAACGCTATAAAAGAATTAAAGAATTATACATATAAGCAGGACAAAAATGGTAAGTGGCTGAATGAACCTATCGACGACTTTAATCATTTGATTGATCAATGGAGATATGTTGTTTTAATGGAAGTTTTAGGTAAGAATAAAAAGCCTCAAAATTTAAGTAAAATGTTTAGATAAAAATTATGGAACTATCGCAGATAAAAGACTTGATTGATAATTATGCTGAACTTAAAAGACTTATTATTTTAAGTAAAGAGAATGGTCAATTTTATGGTCAGTATACAGTATTTAATCAGCAAGGGCAAGATGGAAGTTTCAGATACTCTTATCAAAACGAATACAACGCTTTAAGGCACGATATAACAGATCGGGGCAAACGGCCCGATAAACTTGTTTATTTCGATGATCCTGAGAGTACTGCAGAAACACCAAGACAATTAAGCAGGGTTGAAACAGTATCGCGCCTTGTTATACCACTGCAACGTATGATAGTAAGCCGCGCGGCTGCGTTCTTATGTGGCAAACCTATACAACTGAACGCAGAGCCTGCTAACCCTAAAGAGCAGGACATGTATGACCTGGTTAAAAAAACGTGGGATGATAACAAGCTGGATTTTGAAAGCAAGCGGCTAGCAAAGATAATGATGTCTGAAACAGAAGTTGCAGAGCTATGGTATAATGAAGAAGTTGGCCCTGAGTTCTGGGCTAATACACCCAACTCATCATCTACATATACCATTGATGGCAAAACTTCATCTGGGCCTGCAAAACTTAAATTAAGAATGAAAGTTTTGGCTAATAAATACGGTGATCTTCTTTATCCTGTATTCAATAACGCCGCTGATATGGTTGCTTTTGGTAGACAGTATTCAATACACTTGGGCGACGCTACCAAGCAACAACACTTTGATATTTATACAGACGATGAAATTTATTATGGTGAAAATAATAATGGAATCTGGAATGTTACATCAGAGATTAATATTATAGGAAAAATTCCGGTTATATATTATAGTCAGGAACTGCCTGAGTGGGCAGAAGTTCAGTTTATGATCGACAGGCTTGAAAAACTTGTTAGCAACCACGCTGATACAAATGATTACAACGGCTCTCCGATGTTGAAGGTAACCGGTGACGTTAAAGGCTTTTCAAAGAAGGGCGAGGCGGGCAAAATAATAGAATTAGAAAACGGTGGAGATGCGCAATATCTCGATTGGAAAGGCGCCCCTGAATCTATTAAAATGGAGTATCTGAATTTAAGGTCATTGATCTTCGATATGACCGATACGCCGGATATTAGTTTTGAGCAAATGAGTAAAATTGGAAAGGTTACTTCAGGCATAGCTTTAAAAATGCTTTTCTTGTCTGCTCACATGAAAGCTGCTGACAAGGAGGAAAACTTTGGTAAGTCAGTACAGCGCAGGATAAATTATATTAAGTATGCGATGTCAAAAATTAACCTCCAACAAGCACCAGGTTTGTCAATTAAAATCAGTCCGAAGTTTGAATTTTTCCTGCCAAATAATGACACGGAAACTATCCAAGATATTGCCACTGCAAGATCAGCGGGCATAATAAGCCAGGAAACAGCCGTTACCCGAAACCCATTAATTGAAGACAGCGAAGGCGAGTATCAAAAACTAAAAGATGAGGCAAACAATGAATTAGTTAATCAGAGTAATATCCTATAAAAACCAAGTAAAAATGAAAGTTCTATTTCTCATAAAGCAGGATAGCGATTATGGGTATTACGCATCAGTAAAAGCCGGGTTATTTAACTCAGCCAAATTTTTAGTACAAGCACTTGAACAACGGATAATTGGCATTGAATGTAAACTATCGGTATGCATAGACGCTAACTGTATTGACAAAGAAGTGTTTAACTACAAACCTAAAGTTGTGGTTATTGAAGCATTATGGGTTACTCCGGAAAAGATGACCGAACTGCATAACCTTCATCCAGGTGTAATCTTTGTAATTCGCGTTCATTCAAATTTACCGTTCTTATCAAACGAAGGAATTGCTATTGCCTGGATAAAAGCTTACGATAAAATTAAGAATGTCTTTGTTAGTTTCAACAACCTGGAAACTTCTTACGATTTTGTAAACATTGGCTTCGAAAATCTGTATCTGCAAAATATTTATGGTACCGAATTTTCTTACCGGGCCGCGCCGCAGGACGTTCTCGAGCTTGCCCGGGCGTCTAAGTCAAAGCGCAAAAGGAATATTAAGATAGGATGCTTTGGCGCAATACGTCCTTTGAAAAATCAGTTAATACAATCCGTTGCCGCTATCGGTTACGCGGATTCGATCGATGCTACCTTATCCTTTTATATCAACTCGTCCAGGGTTGAGCAGAACGGGCAAAGTACACTGGCAAATATCAGGGCATTATTTAATAATACCCGGCATATATTGGTCGAGGTTGGATGGCTTGAACATGCAGACTTTATCGACCTGGTAAAGACAATGGATCTCGGCATGCAGGTATCACTAACAGAATCTTTCAATATTGTTACGGCTGACTTTGCTGCTTCCGGTGTACCGATTATTGTTTCGCCTGAAATTGACTGGATGCCGGACACTTGTAAGGTTACGCCTTACTCCGTTTATTCCATCATGAATAAGATCGACCAGGCACTAACTTATCGGCATTTTTTCAGTACCCAGGCTGTAATGAAACTCTATAAATACAACGCCCAGGCTATCAGTAACTGGAATATGTTTTTTAAGAACGTAAAACGAATGTAAGCATGAATTAAAAACATTATTTCTTTAACAAAAAAGTATTTAGTATGGAAAGTTTTTTTGAAAAAAAATTTGATGAAATTAATAAATCTTTGGATGATCTTAATAAAAGATTTGATCTTTTTGAAAAGATATTGTCATCAATGACAACTTCTAAAAGCGATAACGATTTTATTAAAATAAGTGAAGCTGCGCGAGTTATTAGTCAAAAAACAACCTATGTCTACAGGTTGGTCGCTACCAACGCAATTCCGTTCTTTAGGATGGGAAGATCAATCAGATTTTCTAAGTCTGAATTAGACATTTGGATGAGGAGTGGCCGACCATCGATTCAGCAAGATGCTATAAATCAAATGACTGACAATTACGCTAATAATTCTGATCTAATGAATGAAATTTATATTAATAGCACTATTCCAAAAAGAAGAAATTATTCTCAACGTATAAAAGAGACAGAAGAAATCGATTTACAACCGTTCATATCAGTCTCGCATAGGGATGAGGTTAATGGTAGGCGAGTACACTAAAAATAATGTAAACTATGGCAGCATCACCTTGTAGATGGAAATGGCACGATTGGGGAGATGTTCGTAAAACATCGCTGTTTCCAATTTCAGTAAAGACATACGTAGAAGACAGAACGTGTCAGCGGTGCGGTTCAAAGCAGATAAGGATTGTAACTCTTTTACCACTACATCAAGAGACAACCGATTGGCTGTACTATTCATAATTGTTTGGAGCAATGCTATGACAATCCATCAACTTAAACGCAATCTTCAAGGAATCCGGAGAATGGAAATTCATCGAATCCTCAAACGCCTTCTATCTTCCTGTTCATGAATTTATTTCTCAATACTACTAACGATGGCTTCTACTTCATACCAATCACGACAAGCAGCTAAAGTTAACGCACTTACAAAGAAGATTAAAAAAGTCTATGAAGAATCTATAAATCAGATTGTTTATAAATCAACTTCATTTCCTTATAAAGGCGAACTATTCAGCTTATCATCTTTTCCCCAAATTGAAAAACTTGTAAATGCAGAGATCGCTAAGATGAAAGCTGATATTTACGCTGCTGTTATTAACGGTGTAGAAGATTCATGGGACTTAGCAAATGAACATAATAACTTAATAATAGACAAGAGGCTTGCAGGGCGCATAGCTTTGCCTAAGGTTAGCAAAATAATGTATGACCCTAATAAATCAGCATTGGACGCCTTTACTTCCCGTAAAGAGAAAGGATTGAACCTTAGCGAACGAGTTTGGAACAGTCTTGACCCGTTTAAAGCTGAATTAGAGCAAGGCTTAGGAATAGGTTTAGGAAAAGGTCAATCTGCCGCTTCGTTAGCCAGCGAATTGAAACAATACTTAAACGAACCTGATAGATTATTTAGAAAAGTCAGAGGTGAAGATGGCGAACTATATTTAAGCAAAGCCGCTCGTAATTATCACCCAGGGCAAGGTGTGTATAGATCATCATACCAAAACGCAAGAAGGCTAACGCGAACAGAAACAAACCTCGCTTACCGGTATTCAGATCATGAACGCTGGCAGAATATGCCGTTCATTGTTGGTATTGAAATAAGAGTAAGTAATAGCCACGGCATTGCTGATATCTGCGACGATCTTAAAGGTATGTACCCAAAAGATTATAAGTTCGGAGGATGGCACCCAGCATGTAAATGTTTTTCTGTAAGTATCCAAATGACAGATGATGAATATGAAAAATACGAAGATTCAATATTAAACGGGGATAAAATAAATATCAAAAGCGAAAACAGCGTAGATGATGTTTCTCAAACATTTAAAAATTACGTTAACCAACATAAGAAAGAAATTAACGGTTTCGGTTCCACTCCTTATTGGGTAAAAGATAACCCACAATATACAAGATCAATATTAAAATAAATAAACCCGCCTATGATGAAGGCTTGTTCAAGGTGTAGCATAGAAAAACATGCAGCAGAGTTTTATAAGAAAAAATCCCAGAAAGACGGCAAGTCTGTATATTGTAAGAAATGTAGCGATATTCTTGTTTTGCTTTGGAAAAGTAGAAATGCGGACAGGGTTAAAGATATAAACAATAAATGTGGTAAAAAACATAATTGGTATCAAAATGATAAGACCTGTCAAAAGATGATTACTTATAGACTCACTCATCCCGATAAAATTAAAGAAAATGGAAAAAGATATGAGAGTAAAAATAAAGAAAAAAGAGAGGAAAGAAATAGATATAATGTTGATAACTTAACAAATTGCTACGTAAAAAGCATTGCTTTAAATAAAGGCTATACCAAAGATATGATTCGGCGGGAACCAGAAATTTTAGAAATTATTAAGATAATAATAAAAACAAAACGTTTATGCAAATTAAAAACATCAAACAATTAAGAGATAGTTTATTAGAAAACTATGAGTTGGCCAAAAGTAAAAAAATGCCTTTAGATATGGCAAACTCCCTTTCCAATGTTGCAGGAAAAATACTACATAGCGCAAAGCTGCAAATGGATTACAAATCATTGACAAATAATAACGATGAAATAGATTTTTTTAATAAAGAGGATTAAGCCGCATTATTTACCCTTTAATGATTTCCTTGAACACATAAACTACTCCGCATTTCTCAAAAATGATATGTCCTGTTTTGCCGGTATCTAAATCCTGATAAGGCACTTTGCCGTCTTTATAAAAATTGAGATAATTACGAGCAGCCTCAACTATCTGAGACTTAATAAAATTCCCCCTTATTTTAAGCATTTTGCTAAGGTATAACAACGCTTATAATTAAGCAATACCACTTTCAAGTTACTATAATAACAACTTACAACAATGTTGTTGTTATAAAAAAAATGGTATTACTTCTTACTATTAATTTTATCTCATTAAAATTTTCCTACCAGTATGCGAGATAAAATATTGACAAACCTGCTTACCAAATATCCAGGGGTGTCAAAAAGATTTTTGGGGCTTTGGGCTGATAAACTCTCAGCTAAAGTAACAGAAGAAAGTCAGATAGAGGGCGTTATTAACGAACTCGATAATCTACCAATATCAATTCCGGATTTAGCAGCAGAGTTACAGACAGAAGGCGATAGGAGAGTTGCAGCAGCTACAAAAAAGATTCAAACAACCACTTCAAACAATCCTAAAACGGAAGATGAAACAAAATCTGATGATGATACTCCTGCCTGGGCAAAATCTTTAATGCAAGAAGTTCAAACACTCAAACAGGAAAAATCGCAAACTTCTATTCAGCAAAAAATAACGGAAAAATTAAAAGATGTTCCGGCTGTTTTTTATAAGGGTAGAATACCTGCTTCTGAAGACCAGATTGATATTGCTGCCAAAGAAATTCAGGACGATTACACCGCTTACAAGCAGGATCAGATAAATGGTTCTGGCGGCAACCCTCCTAAAACTGGTATTGGATTTCAAGGAGGCAATGCAACAGCAGCAGCGGTTTTGGCAGATATTGAAGGATGGAATCCACAAGGCAAAGTTTTAGCAAAAATAAATTAAATATTTTAAAAGATGTTAGGATTAGTAAGGACACAAATTAGTTACGGGGTACCGGTATGGCAGGACGATCCTGATCCATTGCAAGGCGGTTTTACGCTAGACATTACAGGATTAGTAGTAGGTTCTGTATTACCAGCCGGAACGCCTTTGTCTGCCAATGAGGCTACCCGTTATGCGGTACCACTTTTAACTGCGACAGTTTATGCAAATGCTTCTGCAGGTGCAACGGCTTACCAAGTTAAAAAAGGCCAAGGATTCGTTGTTGGTGCAAATGTGGCCCTCACCGTAGGAGGCGCTGCTTATCCTATTACAATAGTTGATACCTCAAACGCTGCTTTTGATACAATAACAGTAAGCACAACTCTGGGGGCAGCAACGGCGGGAGATTCGTTATTTAAATCTTCAGCTACCGGTGCAACGGCCGGCGCATATAGCGCGACCGTAAGAGGTTTGCTTTATGAGGACACAACGGTAGTGTTGGGCGCAGATGTAGCCGTTATCGTTAGCGGGATGGTATATGAGCGAAGGATACCAGTTTTGCCGGCAGCAATAAAAGCTCTTATTCCAAACATGATTTTCTCACAATCTTATTAATTCTAAAGATAGATGCAAGTACAATCAATTTTTGGCGCTTATGCACAACAGTTACAGGTTATTATTAACCGTAATT